CTAATGATGAGGCAGTCCTACGTGTTGCTACTACAAACGGTGGTCGTGTTGGTATCAACGTACCTAATTCTCTACTTGATAGAGCACTGGTTGTTGATGGCACATCTAGATTTACTGATGATGCTCGCTTCGAGCATGACATCGAAGTCAATGGTGATGATGGCACAACTGCTGAGATCAGAACTTCTCAGACCTCTGGCACATTCAACCTTGTAACTGACACTACATTTGAAGGTAGACTAAATCTTGCTGGTAATGTAGAAGACATCAGAGTTGGCAACGACAGAACTGGAGACACATTCTTCAGACTAGGTAATGCATCTGATCACTCTAACATCTTCCTTGGTGATATTGGTGACGATGCTGCTAATATTTCTAAGATCCAACTTGGTGGTGCATACAATAACAACTCCTCCAACTCTTACACGTTGGTTGGTACTAAGCAATTCAGTGTTGCTGGTGATGTTCTAATTGGTGCTAACAAGACTATTGGTGGTAATGAAGCTGATCCAACTCAGGTTGTTACACTAAGATCTGAAGCAGGTGTTGTTAACTTCTTCACCACACAGACACAGACACTAAACTTCGCTACTAATGCATCTCTAATTAAGATTGGTGGTCAGGGTGGTAGCACAACGGTTAGAAATAACTTTATTGTTGATGCTAATGCACGTTTCAATGCTGACATCAAACTCTGTGGTGGTCTTGCTTCTTACTCCTTCACTGGTGATAGAGCACAACTTGGTACTGATGACTTTGAACATGCTAGTGGTGAACTTGGTAACAATACATTCAATAGTAATATTGATCTAGTTAATATTGCTAGAATTACTGTTGCTGATTTCAATAACCCAACTGTTCAGAACATCGCTGATGGTTATAACAGAATTGATACTGGTGGTTCTGCTACTTGGGGTGACGCAGTATTCCAACAAAGTAAGACTGGAGCAGGTGCTGAAGGTGCTGATCTACCAGCAATTACTGGTGATGAGTTCTATCTACCACTTAAGTACAAGCCAACTCCATACTTTAAAGCAGGTGACTATGTATTAATTGACACTGTTATTACTGGATCTGGTGCTACTGAGCAGTATCCTGAACTTGTCAGAATTACTGAAGATGGTCTACAGGGTGCAGAAGCTGCTCCTTACTACATTAAGGTTAAGCGTCATCCACTTGGTTCATTTACCAAGTATAAGTTGCAGCAACTATCTCCTGCTAAAGATTACTTAGAAACACATCCAGATACTACAAACATCTGGAAGGCGAATATCTCCTTCGATGCTACATGGACAACTCAACTGGTTGATGCTACTGGTCCTGTTGATAACTTCTACCTATCTCAGTTTGGTGGTCAACTTAAGGTTGGTGATTATGTCATTGTTGATCGTGAAGACACCAATAATGATGGTGACTTTAATCAGGGTGAATTTGTCAGAGTTGGAACTGCACTAGATGAAGTTGCTAAGAAACTGATTGTTACTAGTGGTTGTGATACTGCAACTGAAAAGGATGTATTTGTTGTTGATAGTGTTACTGGTGACATCATCATTGGTGACGAGACTATTCAAGATAGTGTTCTTAACATCTATGGTTCAATTAATCTATCGGGTGGATGTGGTGCAACACCAATTGTTAATGACATCTTTGATGTTGATAAAGATACATCTGATGATAGCAAACTAACTCTAACAAACAGAGACTTTACCACGTTTGAAGTTAATACCTGTAATGGTAACACAGAACTTGGTAATGAGTGGGGTTGGGTCTGGGCACAGTCTGTATATGGTAGCACTGCTGTTGCACACCCTGTAACGGATGATGTATTTGTATACACCTATGCACCTGAAGCAACACAAGCAAATGGTCCTTCTACCACTACAACTATTAATCATAGCAATGCTCTAATTCAGGGTAATGGTAATTCGGCATTTACAGTCGCAAGCATCTCTGGTTTCCAGAAGGGTGATCTAGTTGCTATTATTGATGGCACAACCAAGGCAGAGATCATTAGAGTTACCGCAGATCCATATATCGATACTGCTGGTAACAATGGTCCACAACTACCATTCGGAATTAATTCAGAATATCCAAGCGGCGGTCGTGCTCAAGAGAGTACAACTGCACAGACATTCACTGCTGGCGCTGTTGTAGTCAAGATCCTTAAGGATAGCAGAACAACTAAACTACTTGAGGCACTACCTGCAACTGGTAGAACTCAGGCACCTTCACCAAATACAAGCCCAGATAGAATTATCCTCAAACTTGTTAATGGTAACCTAGTTGCTCAGAAACTTGACTACGATCAGATTATCAGAATTGGATCTGAATTCTTCTTACCTGACAGTATTGACGGTAACGTTGATGCTTCCTTCGGTGTCAAGATGCCTAAGAGCATCAGAAGTTCTCTTGATAACAACCAACCAGAAGCAAATATCGCAAGATACTTTGGCGGTGGTAAGTTAACTATCCATGATGATCTCAACGTTGTCAGTGGCAACATGAGAATGTATGGTACAGATAGTAAGACACTTATCTTTGCTGTTGCTAATGATGATGGTCACCCAGGTGACGGTGCAATTCTTGATCCTATCACAGGTAGAGCAGGTCTATACCTCAAGGGTAGAGCAGATATTCATGGCAACCTAAGAGTTAAGTATGATAGTTGCCAAGAAAATGGCGTATGTACTGATGAGGTTGTATTTGAAGTTGACAAGAATGACGGTTCTGTTGACATGGGTGGATCCTTCTACCATAAGGGTAAGATCCTTGAGACACAATCTGCTACAACTAGCATTTTCCACATTGATAACATTGGTTCTGCTGGATCCACACTAGCAGCTGGTCCTAGAGACTTCCAGATGTATCAAGATGGTTCTATTGATGCCTTCGGTATTTCTAGATACTTCAATGCTAATGGTGGTCGTCGTTGGACATATCTTGAGCAATCCTCCACTGGAGTTGGTCAGGTTGTTGCTAATCCACTACAACCGAATGGCAATTATCTAATTAACACTTCCTCAAGTGGTAACATGATTGTCTATCTACCTTCTGCTAGTGATGGTGCTCAAACAGGCGATATGATTAGGTTTATAGATATTAGTGGTAACCTTAACTATAATGCTAACTTTATCCTTCGTGCTAAGAAGGATGGTACTACTGCAACACCAATTCAGGGTGATAACACTGGTACAAAGGCGGCACAAGGTTCTTCCGCACCAAATGCTACAGCATGGGATAGTGGTGAAATGATTGTACAGACTAGAAACGCTGCTTTCGGTCTGGTATTCGTAGGTGGTACTGATGCACAAGGTGATCCAAATGCAAACCAAATTCCAACTGACCTACAAGGTTGGTGGCTCGTAGAACTCTAATCCTCATGGCAGTAAACTATAGCACAGTCAAAAGCATGAAAAGTGCCAAAATTGGCACTATCATGCCGTGGGCAGGGGACGGAAACGAAGGTTTCGCCCTGTCTAACATTCCTAAAGGGTGGATTGTTTGTGATGGATTATTAAAAAATGCTGCTGACTATCCATTGTTAGCAGCACAACTTGGTGATAGTTATGGTGCCAGTGATAATTTTGGTGGAACTTTTCCAGAATATGCAGGGCAGTTTCGTGTTCCAAACATGACACTGAAGATGCCAATTGACCTGGAACCAGACAACCTACAACAGATAAAATATCAATATGGACAAAATGATGCATATCAACAACTAGTTTCCAATCCTTTTGATGGAAGTGCATTAGTTGAGGGTTTTGGAAGCATTAGTTTAACAACACCAATTATTACTAGTGTCTCTGCAAACTGTGATATTGATTTCACAGTAGATGCAACACTAGTCATGGTTGGTAAGATGACTAATATTAGTATTGCTCCACCTGATTTTTCCGCAACTGTTTACACAGTTAATAGAAAATTGGGTATCAATCATACTCCATCACACTCACACCCAGGAACATATAGTAAAGCAACTGCTCAATTCTCTGGTCCTGAACCATTTTCGCCGTCTAGACTTCAAACTGGTGGTCCAGCGGTTGGTTGCCAAAGTCTTGGATATACTGAATGTCAATTTAATGACCCTGCTGCAGCAAATTCATGGCAGAATGGTATTAATCAGATCACTTACTATGGTGATGAAAGTCATGAGTATACGTTGCCTACAACAGATAGATTTTATGATTTTGCTGATGGATCTCAATACTGGGGTCAAGTTCCTGCTCAATCGTGGCCACCACCAGGACAACACCCTTCAGGATTACAAGCAGCGTCTGATTTAAGTTATACATTTTTTGGTAGTCAATATACTGAACCGTTTGATACTTCCCCTGTTAAAACTCATGCACAACCAGCATGGACGGGTGTATTCCCTAGACCCATGGAAGCTGGTAACAGAAGAAATCATTTCGGTGATCCAAGTGGATACAATCCAGATACAGTATCACCATTCCAAGTGTCTAACGTAAACTATGCAGCAACAACAACCAACATCACATTACCTGCAGGTACTGATCTAGGAACAAATCAAGAGGCTATTGTTCCTCTGATGTGGGTATATGCATCTGCTAGTTCTACCAATACAGCAACTGCTGGATCACTAAAATCAAACGGTAGTTTTCTGTTGTATGATGATTTAAGTGAAAGCACTGCTGGACATTATCCTAAAGAACTAAACCAATGGGCATACGTTGATATTGGTCAGGCTGAAGGTTTTTGGACTAGTATGTCTCAGAGTATTGAACAAAATATTAGCATGTCTGGCGGTGGTGGCAGTGGTATGGTTCTTAGAATGAGATTTGAACCATATGGAAATCTAGATGGATCATCTACATCTACTGGTGGTATTAGTTTTGCTTCAGGAATGAAATTGTATGAGGATCCATCTTCACCACAAGGAAATAATCCTAACACTGATGTTACTACTAGTGGATATTATACTAGAAGTTTGGATCAATGGGCGTACATTGACGATGGATCGGGCGGACAATATTGGAATGATGATGATGACTTTTTTGAGGGTAATGTAGATGTGACTGGTGGTAGTGGTAGTGGTGCTACATTAAGAGTAAGAGTAGAAGCATGGCCACAACCTTTTGAAGCGGGTGGACCTATGGAAACATTTGCACTTAGATGGAGTGCTCGATTTATAGATCAGGATACTGGTGCTTATGATGCTACTGGTCAGAGTAATCCTAGTGGTGGTGGAAATGGAAATTGGAAAGAATCTACTATTGGTGATTGGTCTTACAGAGTTGCTAATGTAGGAAATTGGTCAGACGGAAATGGTTCTGCTATTATTGACAACGTTACCATGCTTAATACAGGAGATGCTAATGGTACTGGAATAAACGTTCAAATTGAATATCAACCACATGTAGTTCAGAATGAAAATGGTAATGATGTCGTATTCACTAAAATGAGAATTAATTCTATTTCAAGTTATGGTGATGATTATGTAGCAAATGATGTTGTTACAACACAGCGTTGGAACGATGCTCCTGGAACTGCTGATAGAGTTCTAAAAGTTCTCACTGCAGGTGGATTATATCCTGGTAATACTAGGTACAAAATTATTTCTGTTGAAGACGCTGGATCTGGTTATCAAACTGGAGATCAAATTTCATTTACGTTCAATACTCAAAGGAGAATAGGTCTCGGACTAAGTGAAGTAGAAATTTATTCTGGTGCAAGTGGTGTTATTGAAGTTACAGATGCTAGTGCTACTGGAACTGGTCCAACGCAACCAGTTAATACACGATACAAAGTTATTAGTATTGTAAATGGTGGAAGTGGATATGGTAATGGTGAGACCTTGAATTTTAGTAATCCTCCTATTTCAAGTGACTTTAATGGTTACTTTAAAATTAGTTCAAATGGTGTATATGCTGGTGGTGAAGTCCTATCTTCTTCAAGTGATATCAGACCTGGAACACAAGTTACTACCATCGCTAAAAATAGCAGTAATCAATATGTAATTGGTTTATCACAAACAACTACTAATACTGCTACTTCTACTGGAGTTACTTTAAATTTCCAGCATGGTACATATCCTACTACATTAAATAATGTCACAGCTCAGTTAGATCCAAACTCTAGCACATTCCTTGGACATAATCATGGTAGTTTTGAATTAAATCAAACAGTAGGTTCACTTGCTGCCCCTACAGTATTCCCTGTAAATAATATTAGTTTGGGTGATGTTGCACCTGAAAACATCAATGACGCCCTAAATATTGTTGCGGAGGTAGCGATGCCAGCACTAGTTACGACGTTCATTATCAAAGCATACTGATGCCAGCACATTACTCAAAAGAAAAATCTAAGTTTGGTTCTGGTTCTGGAACTATTATTTGTTGGCCAGTTGAATTAACAAGCACAGATCCAAATAACACCAGTAACGTTAAAAATCTTCCTGCTGGATATTTAAAATGTGATGGTGGTAAATATCTTGCTGAAGATTATCCTGTATTAGCACAAATTATTGGTACTGGAACAGGATGTAAGTTTAGAAGACTTAATTCTGAAGGTGAAGATATTGATAGTCTAACTTCTGAAGAATTTGTTGTTCCTGATCTTGGTTCTAAATTTTTAAAACCAACAACAGGTGGTGCTGCTGGTACATATGTCAACATCTTAACTGAAAATGCTCAGGGCAATGAAGTAAGACGCTCTGGTATGGGTATTGAAACTACTGCTGCTGTTGGTGTTACATCTGGTAATACTACAACCATTGATGTTAGTTACGTTGGTAATTTTATCGTACCATCACAAGAGATTTCATTAAAGGGAAAACCAGCATGGACGAAAGGAACTGGTAATAGTGGATTTACTGATAGTGAATCAGTTGATAGTTTAGCATTACATTCTCACATGCACTTCTCGACTACAAATAGGTTGAGAATTAAGACACCTCAAGAAGCAGCGAATGATGAACCAAGATCTCAAGGTATTGGATGGAGAACAACTGCAACAACTATTCCTATTGATGATTGGTTAGATAACACTAATTACAATGGTGAGGGTCCTGGAACAAATCAAATGCCATGTTGGGCGATTGCATCAGGAATAGGAGCGCCCTCACGATTTGCTGAACCAACATCCATATTTACGGAAGTTATTTACTATAACTGGTGTGGTGATGCCAGAGGATCGGCAGGATTATCTACTTTTAGATATAACTGTTTGCTTACAAGTCCTACTCAGTTTGATCTACAAGAAGTAGATTTTGCACCAGGTCCTCGATATAAAGACTTTTTTCTTTGCGCCACACTCCGCGATCGTGAAGATGCTGAAACTCATACAACTCCTGCAACTTATGATCAAAATTATGCTCCAAAAAGTAATGATGGTAATGGTGTGGAAAGATCTTTGGTAGATGTTCTTCCACTGAATAGTAATCTTACTGGTGCTACTTCTCTGGCATATCCACAGGTAAATAATGTATTGTCGGAAGTTTCGGAATTGACACAAAGTGACGGAGATCCAACAATTCACTCACATAAAATTCTCCTCACTCAAAACACACATACATATAAAATTAAGACCTCTGCATTGTTATTATCACCTGATAATTTGAAAACTACATTAACATTGCAAATTGATCAAACAGCATCATTGGATCAGGTTACAGGTCCTTACATCATCATGGAATATCTTATTAAGTATTAAAGGTAATGGTAGCACTAAATCCCAAGTATAGAAATACTAGAGATCTATTTTACTCTGAGAAACAAACAGATTCTCAGGGTATTGGTACTATTGTACAGGTATTAAAATCTACTGAAGGATCATTTGATCATAGTTTTAAACCAGCATTAATTCCTGGTCCTGGTGGCACTACAGCATACACTGAAGTTAGTGGAGATGCAAAACCAGAAGACAATCCAGAGTATCAATATCCTGGATATATCTACTGTGATGGATCTGAATATAAAATTAGTGACTATCCTCAATTATATGAGGCAATTGGAAATGAATATGGTGGGACAGCAAGTGATGGTGTTGATGTATTAACTAATGGTAATGGATATGCTGAGGGAACCACTATTACGTTTAGTGCTCCTCCTACTGGTAACAGTGCAATATTTCCTGATATTACTCCAAGAACTGCAACAGCTACGGTTGTAGTTCAAAACAATAATATTTCAGGAATTGTAATTACTGATCCTGGATTAGGATATGATGCAACAAACCCACCAACTGTTACTTTAGGTAGCACTGGTAGTGGTACTGGTGCAACATTTTTTGTTAGAATTTCTGAAAAAGATGGTAGAATTCAATCCATCGACAAAAATAATGTATGGGAATTTTGGCCAGATCCAAATATGGGAACGTTTAAAGTTCCTGATCTAATTGCAAAGAGAATTGTAGGCAATGGTCCTGTATTTGGTAACAATACTCCTAATGTTGGTAATTCTCAATTGGGTGTTGGTATTGATACCATTGACGGCAGTTGGTACATGGATAAGAATTCCCAGAAAGGACAATTTGCTCTGGGTAATATTACAACATCAAACTATGATGCTGTTGTTGATACAGTAGAAGGATCTATTATTGGTGGTCAAATAATTCAAGTTCAGTTACAAGAAAAGAAACTTGCAGGTGCTCCACAGCATAACCATTTCCTGTTTCATAGTGAAGCACCAGAAGAATCTGGCAGTAGAAGAAAAGTAACTGGTGACAGATATACTGTAGCATACAAAGCAGCAACAGGTAAAATTAATACATTTTATCCACCAGGCGGTATTGCATTCAGTCACACTCACGTTTTATCTAAAGCTCCACTTTTAGATAGTAGTGTTGGTACATATGACCTTTACAACTGGACTGGTGGTGATACAGGATCTGGAACTATCATTGGTGATGACACAAACTATTACTTTGCATCTGGTGGTGTAAATGCTGGTTCTTATGAAGAACGAGTGATCATTGGTACTCCTACTTACAAAGTATTTTCTTCTAGTAGTCAAATTGGTGGACGCGAAGTTGTTTCTGAAGGCGTTCCAATTTATGAAGAAACAGTAGCTGAATACGATAGTCCTGGTTCATATAGTATACCAGTTCCAGTTGGAATATTCAATGCACAATTTACATTTTATGGTGGATCTGGATCAGGTGGAGTAAACACTACAGCAGGTAACTCTGGATCAGGATCTACATTAACTGTTGGATCTATCCTCACTGTCTCAGCGACTGGTGGTGGAGGAGGTGGTGCTGCTTCTACCAATGAGGGTGGAACTGGTGGCGCAGGTGGTAACTTAACTGTATCAGGATCTGCTTCTGGTGATGTTACAGTTCTTTCACAAATTACTGGATCACAAGGTAATGGTGATGATGGTGGTGATGGTCCATTCTATTATCGAGCAATTAGAAATGCTGGTGATGACGTAGGAGAGATGCCAACTGATGCCGTTGGTGAAGGTGCAACTGCTGGTGGTGTTGGTGGTAGTGATGGTTTAGCATCTCCTATCAATGAACTTGTAACTGTAGTAAATAATTACAGTTATCCTGGTGGAACGCATACATTATCAGTATCAAATCCCAACTATGATATTAACAAAGTCACCATGGAAATTGGTGGTGCAGGTGGCGCTAACTGTGGTAACTATGGTGGTAATGGTTGTGGTACTGCTGGAACAGGTGGAAAAGGAAAGTATTGGAGAGCAGATCTCTTAGCAAACAGAACGGTCACTGGGTATATATTTGATATTGAATTAGGACAATCTGGTAGAACTTATAATGGTCAGGCAGCCGCCGCTCACAATGGTAAAGGTGGTAGAGCAGGTGATGGTCATAACAACAATGATGGTGGCGGCGGTGGTGCTGCATCTATCTTTAAATACTCTAACACAATTATTGGTGGCGCTGGCGGCGGTGGCGGCGGTGGTGGATTTGGTGAAGGTACATGTGGTCAAGATGGCAGAAATGCAAATAGTCCTACCGATGATGTTATGGAAGTACAAGATAACACCAACCTATTTACTGGTACAGGTGGCACTGGTGGTAACTATGGTTGTACTGGCGGTGGCGGAGGAGGCGGTGGCGGTGGCTGCGGTCCTTCTGGATCTGGTATTGGTGGTACATCTGGTCAAGGTGGTGGACAAGAAGGTACTGGTGGTCACGAAGAAGGATATGGTGGTAGAAGAGGTATTTCTGCTGTCAAAGTTGACTGGTTTGATACTGGATCACTGGTTCAAGGAAATACTGTTACTGGTAACGGATATGCAAAGGTTACCACGACAGAAGACAGAGGACGTTGGACATCTGGCGGTGGCGGTGGTGGATTGGGAGGATATATTCGTTTTGAGATACCTGGGACAACATTAAGTAGTACATCTAATATCACTGTTGACGTTGGATCAGGTGGACAAGGTGTAACAAATGGTAGTGTCACTTCTGACCAAGGTTATGGTGGATATGCACAGATTAGATTTAAAAAGATTGTTGGATATGAAGGTGGTACAACTGGTGTAACTACTGGAGACGTTTTCATTGATGGATCTGGTACTCAAGACAATGGTGTAAACTTCTTTGCTAGTGGTACTGGTACAACAAGTTCTGGTGGATTTAAGTTACCACAAACACAAGTGCCAACAGTAGAGTTTATTGGTGGTGGTGGTGGATCTGGTGCTACTGCTACTGTTCAAATTTCTGGCGGTGTAGTTTCAGGATTGACACTAACAAATGCTGGATCTGGATATACTGAAGCACCAAGAGTTCGTATTAATGGTGGTGTTGGTGTAAGAAACCATGCAACTGTTGAATGTGATACAGTTAACGGAATTTTAAAAAATATTGCACTGGTCAGTAGTGATTTACCAACGAGATATTTAAAATTTGGTGGAACTCAAACAACACGATTTGTTTCAACTGACACTATAGATGCATCAGAAGGGTATGCAGTAACAGTTAAAGTATGCAGGGGTAATAATAAAAACGGTGGCGAGCTACCAGACGGTGGTGGTGACGAACTTCTCTTGTATTACAACACAGATGAAAGTTTGAATTTCCCAGGATCTGGTTTTATTGGCACGATGGTTCCTATTCCAACCGCAACTGATGTTGATAATGATGTTGACGGAACTGGAACAGGTACTAACCCAACCAATTGGTATACTTACTCTATTGTTTTACCTGAAGCAGCACAGAGTGAGACTGCACGTTTCTCTATCAGACAGAACAGAGCTGCTGCTAGTGGTAGTAATGATAATGCTAGTAATAGTGATCACTTTGGTCTGGTTGAATTTAGACTTGAGAAGATAGCGGAGACTAGTCTGGTATTTGTACCAAGTGCTGGTAAAATGGCAGTCGCTGATGATGTGCAGCAATATGATGTTCGTGGTGAAGCAGGATCTACATATATCTCAGGTATATTTGCAAACGATAGTACATTAACATTATCATCTTCAACACCTATTGTACCTACTGCAGCATTGGATCCTGATAGAGTTATTCCACTTATTGAACCGTACATGCTGGTTAAGTATCTGATCAAAGCATTCTAAATAGATCTAGCACTAGTAATATTCTGATAAAATGGGTATCGTCGCGGACGCAAATGTTCCTAATATTGTACTACAACTAGTCCTTGCTGATCGTCAGATCGTGTTTAGAGGCATTGTTAAGGTCGTGCCTGATCAGTATTGGCAAGATGAAGTTGTTCCTAAATTATATCCTTTATGGGATACAGAAAAGGATCGTCTAGTTGAATTCAGTTATTATGATAATAACACTTATCATTGTACTAGAAGGAAGCATATCAAAAACTTCCGTACTGGACAATATGAGTGGAAAGACTATGAAATGGAACAGAATGAGGTAGCAGCTGCTACTACATTCTATGAATTCATTAAAGATGTATTCTTTAACATTGAAAGTATTGAGAGGGAAGAGTTCCAAGATGAAATGGGACGCATGTATGGTGAGGTAAGAACTGAAAGTTGGTTATCTATCAGACTTGCCCGTAACTTCTTACTTGCCGAGACAGATTATATCTTCTGCAGTGATGTAACAATCTCTGATGAGAAGAAAGCAATGTATCAGACATATCGTCAGAAATTAAGAGAGTTACCAAGTACATTTGCTGATGTTGAGGTTAGTGCAGTTAAATTTCCAATGTCACCTGAGGCATTTGAGGCAGTATATAAAGTAAATCATCCTGATGCTGTATATCTTGAGCATGAAGATCAGTGGTTAGCATTAAGTTCTTTCTTCTTCGCTCAATTCAGAGATAAGATGGCACGTTACTTGTGTGTCAGAGATCTAACTGATAAGATTTACACTGAAGCATTCATTGCAGCAGCTAAAAGCACACCAGTGAAGATGCAAGGAACAGCGTGGGATGTTGAACATGATAATCTAGACAGCATCAAATCGCAACTTGATACATTATTAGAGAAACTTGACAATGGAGAGACACTATGATTACTACTATCGAAACACTATCAGTATATGAGTTAGCAGGTAGTCATTGTGTAATGAACAATGTATGTCTACTGCATTTTGAGAATGCAAAGTGGGCAACACTTGACGATGCTAAGAAGACAACAGTTCTAACATGGTTAGCAGACTATTGTCCAGAGGATATTATTGAAGCAATCAAAGGTGGAAGAGACTGCTGTATTGAGTATGGTAGTGATGAAGTAGCAACTCTTAATGCATCTGAGTGGTTTCCAACACTAGAGCACTGCCCTGACGCTGACCACTATTTTAGAGTGCTGGTCTTTGACCAAGGTGCCAACATCATTTTCGAGAACGCTTGACATAGATCAATATACATGCTAGGGTAGCGGAGCACCAGTGGTGAACCATGCTCGAATTTTGCTATGAACTCCCTTATGAGGAACTTGATTTCACAGACCCTAACACTCGCCCGCTCTATCGGATCGGAAGAGGGGAGCAAGGGGTTCTATTGGTGCGCCCTTATACTAACGACATTTGTG